CCTTATCGTTCTGCTTTGCAAATAACATTTGCCAGACTACTTGCACATCTAGGGGACAGCAAGTAATGACTCTCCAGCGGGAACTGTGGGCCTTACTAATCTTATGAGGCTCTCTCTTAATAAAAACTTTCCAATAAGTATCTAAATCCGAGTCAGAGTCAAGAATGAACTCAACTCGAGCCCAGAGAATGGATAATTGGGTCTCATTAAAAGAGATACCGTCAAAGCCGAGCCATTTTCCAATGGTAGGGGCCTGATTGGTGAAGCCGTAACCGGGTGTACTTGTCATTTCCAAAGCATGAACAGAAGCTATGAAGTTCTCATAGGAGCGCCAGTTAGTATTGTCAACTCTACAACAGGAATAAACCTTCTCCATGTAAAATAGAATCTGTTCCATTTCAGACTGAGTAGGCTTAGTTCTGGGGGACTGGGCATCTCTATAAAAACCACTATGAGCTACTAAAGAGTCGTATTCAGCCGATGAAGATGTAGGTGGATGAACACGATTCTTAAGGGACACTCCTATTCGGGTGTATTTGTTGTGGTGTTTTGGGGTTGTGACTTGGATTGCGCAGCTATGCCTGCCTGGCGCTGTGCGAGAGAGTGGATCGACAAGATCTCCTCCTTCGACACGCCCTTCAGTGCATTCAATATAGTGCGTTCCTTCCTGAGTTGGGACTGGGATTTGATAACTGCATCCGGTGAGTTTTGACATAGCCTCAATAACGACGATGTTCCAGCTGAAACCGGTACTGGGACGTGATTTGTTACCCCTTGCGGTAAACTCGAAGCCCCACAACTGGGGCTCTGAAGAAAAACCGGGAAATCATTCTCAGCATCAGTATAATTAAGTGATCGCCACTTCTTCTCGCCGAGTTTATCCTTAAGAGCCTGGGTGTCAAAAACATGATATCTACCCTTAGCCTTAACATAAATCTCGTCGAAATTTGTGCGATCAATTTTAATTCCAGCATGAAGCTTATCACCATCAAACCATTCCTTGTTGGCCCAATCCAATGATGAGTCGTTGTCAGCAGCCTCCTTATGCGTATAATCAGGGATCATGCGCTTAATCTTCATTCTTAAAAAGTCCAAAGCAACTCCAAGGTTTTGATTGCCGCCCATTTGATGGATTCCGAAAGCACTGGCACCAGAAGCATAGACTGCCCCTGAGTATCCGCGGTTCGTAGTACCACCATAACTGACGTAAGCAAAACCAATCTTCGAAGCGTCACTGAGTAATCCGGTAGTGCCAAATCCTTTAGAACCGACAATAGAGACCATTTGCGGGACATCCAACGCCGTAATATTGACCTCGGCCGTCCTAAGACGACTCCAATCATCAGGATGCAATAAAACACCAACAACGTCGTTGTAAAGATCATAAATCCTATCCTGAGACGGGAAAATGAGACGGGCGAAGTCAACTTCTTTCTTGCCTGGCGTAAGTGGTGACATAATCCGAAAACAATTTTGGTCATGCGGCTTGTTGTTGTCCATGGTAGCGTCGATAACATGCTTTGGAATAACACATACATTCCAAACACGACAGCCTTTACCCATAACGTTATTATAGTTGTCAACAATGAAAACTTCACTCCTCAAATGCTGAAGAGGAACCTCATTGCTGCCTTCCCTAACGGATTCAAAGCCGAATTGTTTAGCAGTTTCGACATAGTCAATTTTTGGCATATCCGGATCTCTGCGAGAGCCGAAAAGTTTTTCCTTAATCCATACAAATACAGAGTGTATAAATTTTAGAACCTGCGATGATTTGTACACAGCTTCCACGGCCCCAGGTAGGACTTGACAAGCCCACCTGAAAGCCCGCATAGCAGAAGGCAATGTTGCAGCTGTTAACGCGGCAGTCTGAACGTAACCACTACGAGACGCCGATAAGAGCAATTCGTATGCTTCGCGAAAAGCCCTAGCTGATAAGATTTTAACAATCTCAAAACAGGTTTTATCTTCCATAATAAATTATCTCCTCAAAATAATTATT